GGGGCTGTTCACCCCGGCATGGCTGGTGCGAAGTCACGCGCCGGGGTGAACAGCCCCAGCGCCGCACGTTCTCCATTGCCGACGCCAAGCGCGCCGGGCTTTGGGGCAAGGCCGGCCCCTGGACGCAATACCCTGACCGGATGTTGCAGCTTCGGGCGCGCGGCTTTGCTATTCGTGACGTGTTCCCGGATGCGTTGCGTGGCGTTTTAACGCGCGAGGAAGCGGAGGACACGCCGCCCGAACCGCGTCATGTGGAAAACCTCGCCGCCGCCGCTGCACCCGCCCCAGCGCCCGCCGCAAAGCCCGCTGACGCGCCCTTGTTGTTGATTAATGCTGACGCCAAAGAACACGCCTTCACAAGCATTGAAATGTGGCTTGCCGAAGCAAGGCGCGCGTTTTCAAAGCTTGCGGGCGATCCTGTCGCGTTGCGCGCCTGGGCCGATGCGAACGCCGGCGCCTTTGCCGCTGTAGCAGATATCTATCCCGATACGGTTGCAAAAATTGGCGCGGCCATCACGGATCGTCTGGAAAAAACTCTTGAACAGGAGCTTGCAGAATGAGTGGATACGATAACACAAACAAGGGCATTCTCGGGCGCAATGACCGGAAGACCCAAGACACGCATCCGGATTTTTCCGGCTCGATCAACGTCGAAGGCCGCGACTATTGGCTTTCCGGCTGGGTAAAGGAACGCAAGGACGGTTCCGGGCGGTTCTTTAGCCTGTCGGTCAAGCCGAAGGATGGCGCCAGCGCGCCAGCCGCGCCACGCCCGGCGCCGGCTGATCTTGACGATGAAATTCCGTTCTGAGGAGGAAGCACATGAAAGCAGAATTTGTCATTATGACGCCTGAATATGCAGAGGCGTTGCTGAAAAAAAACAGGGTTAACCGGCCCTTTAACCGCCACGCTTGCGAAAGCTACAAAAAGGAGATTTTGCTTGGAACCTGGAAGGTTTCTCACCAAGGAATAGCGGTATCCGTTACGGGGCGCCTTATGGACGGGCAGCATCGTTTGACGGCGATCAAAGAAACGGGCGGCAAGGTTCCCGTTTGGCTTTTTACTGACGTGCCTGACGAGTCTTTTGACGTTATGGATACTCATAGGCGGCGCAGCTTTGCAGACAACCAAGGCGTTAGCCCCGCAGTCGCTCAGATTGCTTATTTGGGCGCAAGATTATTGAATGGTAGATCGGCAAACACCTTAACTCATGCCGATCAAAAGCGTGTTCTTGAAGCCTGCCTTCTAACTATGCATGCTGTTTCTGACGCCGCAAACGGCAAGACAAAAAGGACCAGCTCGCCCGTAAAGCTTGCGGCAGTTATCAGAATTCTTATGGGAGAAAAGGAAGAGTATGTTTTGGACTTAATGAGCGGTTTCTCGTCTCTGCGGGATAACCTGCCGCCTGTGGCTATGGCGCTGGTCCGCCAAATTGATAGCGGCCAAACAAGCGCCGGCAAAGATCGGTTTGATCTTTTAGCCCGCTCTTTCATCATGTTTTCTGAAAGCCATCGAAATGTCGTCAAAATGCGGGCGGGATTGATTGATTGGGCTTTGGATCAAGCGTCTTTGGGGCTTTCTCGTCACATTCAGTTTTGCGAAAACGCTGGCCAGCTTTTGCATCAGGAGCCTTGCACATGACCGGCGGCTTTTATCCCGGCCCTGGCCCTGATCGGCAGTGCCGGCCACTGAGGCGCAGCGATGCGCTGGCGATTTTGGCAATATGCGCGGCGATTGTCGCGCTGGCAGTTTTGGGGGTGATGATATGAAAATCGAAGAAGGCAAGTATTACCGGACGCGGGGCGGTGATGGAGGCGCGGAAGAAATGACCGCCCATGAAGTCACCTATGACGCCTTGCAGAAGCGGATCGCGGAGTTGCAAGCCGAGAACGCCCGGCTGCGGGAGGCGCTGACCAACGCGGCTGCGGTCATTGGTTCTTTTTATGCGTTTGCTGAAACGGCAGATGCGGTCAGCATTAGCGGCATTGCGCGATGCCATGCGATGCTGACAAGTATGAAGAAAAATCGCCGCCGTATTGAGGAAACCGTCATGACGCCTGCCCGCGCCGCGCTGGGAGAAAAGGAATGAGAAAGGAAAACATCACCACCGCCAAGGCTGAGGCCAAGCGGTTCCTTGCGCGTGTGTCTGAATGGGAGAAGGCCCAAGGCACTTATGAAGCGCACGGCCACACCTTTCACAACCACACACCTAAGCAATGCGGATCGTTGCGCCGTGCCAGCATGGACCTAACCCGCGCGCTTGCTGAAATGAGGAAGCCATGAACGACAATAACGGATGGCCCGGCAAGCCTGGGGTGCCACCAAACGAAGGCTGGTGGTGGATATTGCTTCCACTCGACGTTCAAGCGATCAGATACTTTGATGGTGAAATTTGGCGCATCGGCGGCCAGCTTGCCGACCCAAAAGATTATGCGAAATACACACTTATTGGCCCAGTCCTCACGCCCGCCGAAGTGGAAGCGCGTGCGGCGGATGCGCTGAAATGGCGCGATGCAATCAATGACGCGCTGACAAACTGGCTATGCCCAATCGAGGATCATGAAACACCAGCCGATGCGCTGCAGCGGCTGATTCGGCTGGAAGTGGACGCCGCGCTTGATCCTGCCGTGTCGCAATCCGTTGTTGATCTGGTGGCGAAAGTCCGGCGCGAAGCCTTATTCGAAGCCCATCAGCGCGCGTTGCTTTACGCCAACACATCCCATCATCACGGTAGCCTGCCGGTTAATCCGCATGAATGTGCGGCGCAGGTTGCGATGGAAATTGCCAACAGCATCAGCGGCATTGATCCAGATATTCGCAAGGCTGGTTATGCTTTTCGGCGTAAGGTCTTGGAAAAAGCCGCACAAAAAGCGGAAATGGTCATTGCGACTGGCGGACCATGGCCAAACATACCGGCTGCCATCCGCGCGCTGAAAGGGGAAGGTGATGGCTGACCCCATCTACACCTCAATTTATCGGGAAGCCCTTGCCGTGGCTGACACGGAAGCGGCGCAATGGATGCGATCTGTAACAGGGCGACGGCGCGCGGTGCCTGAGCATGAGGTTCCGAACATGGTTCGCAGCATTATCGTTGCATACCTGACACACGTTGCGATGCACGGGGTAAAGCCATGACTGACCCCATCCGCGCCGCGCTGGATAAGGCGGCTTGTGCGATCTGCCTTTGCGAAGGCGAGTGTTTTGAAACGCGCCACGGCATGATGCACGGGCCATGCGAAAAGCAGACAGGCAAGGCAGCCAATGCCGTCACCACGTTCCTTCGCGCGCTGCTGGACGATGCTGACCTTGTGTTGCCAAGCCTTGGCCCCATCGGCAGAGCCTTTCCAGTTGCAACCCTTGCCGATGCCGTGCTTGCCGCCGCGAAGGATCAACCTTCAAGCGATACGTGAAGGTTCAACTAAGCCCAGCCGTCTAACGCTATCGCAACCGCGCGACCATTTTCCTGATGTCAGGAAGATGGTTTGCGTTATGAATAAACCGCCGCCGGCAATTCAAAGTGCGGTCCGTCCAGGAACGGCTTGCGCACCGCCGCGCGCCGTTCCGCCACATATGCCGCCTGCGCCGCCCTAGAGCTGCCCTGGGGCCAGTCTTGCACCAGCCTGCCCCATGCGCCGCCCCAGATGATCGGGACGCCCTCAGTGACCGCCGCATCGGCTACAGCGTCGGCAAGCGGAAAGAAGTGCGTCCAATTCCAGGACACAACGCCATCGGCAATCGGCGCTATATCAATCGCGTGACCTGTCAGGTGGCGGCTATTCATGGTCTGCGAGGCGCCGGATGCCACAAGGTCGCGCTGGCGCTCCAGGCTTCGCACGCCTTCCACCACCCGGAACAACGCCCCGCCTTCCGCCGCGCGGCGCACCACCCGCACCAGGTCAGGATGCACGCCTGCCAAGCGCAATTCGCAGCGGGCGGAGATCATCGGGCCACCCCGCGCAGTTTCTCGAACGTCCGCAAGCCGCCAATGCCAAGCATGGCCAACACCAGCTCGAAAAGGTGATCAAACTGGATGGCCGGCAATTCCGCCTTGATACCCAACACCAGCAGCGCCCAAGACGCGATTGGCGCGACCACGAAAGCCCATGCCAGCCCGGCGGCACATACCCATCCGATAGACGGACGCCACCCGGCAACGAACACGCTGGAATGCCCGGCCTCAACCTTATTGACCTCGACTTGTGCCAGTGCGGCTTGATTAGCCGCCGTCACAAGCTGCAGCTCCATTTCAGCCTTGGCCTTCTCCGCCGCCGCGCGGTCAGGGATTAGGCGATCTATCAACGTGCCCAGCGCGGGCAGTAATGCGGTCACAATCGGGATCATGTGTCAATCTCCCTCGGTATCGGGTTCATCCGGTAAAAGAACGTCATCAGCCAAGGCTATTAGCCCCACCGCAAGCGCGCGGCTTTGCGGCACGGTGGCGACCTCAATGCCTTTGTCGCCTTCGTAAATCAGCACCGCCACCCGCGCGCCATTGGCGATGGCTTCCTCCACATGAAAGCGCAGCGCGGCGGCGAAGGGGTTATTCTCGGGCGGGCGGCGGCTTGCGGTCATGGGTTCACCTTCCAACCATTAAGGCGCGCTTAATCGTTCCGAATTGCGTTTCAGCACGGCCCAAGCGATGCTCGATCCCTGCCGCGTCATTTCATGGCGCGCCGCTTCATCAAAGGCGGCTGCCAGCGCAAATTGCATCGCCAGAAAATCCAGTCCCGCGCCAGACTGCGCCAGCGACTGCAACGCCGCCCGCACAATGGCGTCGCGCTGCTCGCGCCAGGTTTCCGCATCATGCACAATCGCATCAATATCGGCGCTCATGCGGTAGCCCTTCCCGCCTTCACCCGCACGCGCCCTGCGACGGGTTCACCTCGGAACCATGCCGCGCCGTTAATAACCTCGCAAGGTTCTGGCGTCATTAATTCCCCGTCTTTCCATGTCAGCACAATGAAGCCCGGCTGTTGCTGCCCAGGTTGCGCCAGGCGGTAATTAAAACAGGGCCAAGCCGGATCGCCAATCATGCCGCATTGCACGCCCCATAGGCGCCGCGTCCAATTATTCCAGGGCTTCACCTCAAGCGCGTGTGTGTCGCCTGAGATAACCGTGCGGGCGGATTTCATGGCGTTGTTGTATCCCGCATGGACGCCATTGTGAAAGCGATGCACGAAAGACACGTTATCGCCAACGTCGAGACGCCAGCACATTTGCCAGTCCGGAAACCAATCGGCAAGCGTGAAGGCGCCCATGCCTTCAAACGCCGCCGCGTGTGCTGCGAGATATTTGTCAAACCGATCATCATGGTTACCGCGTATCCAGTAACATGATGGATTGCTCGCCGCCTCGCGCAATTCGCGCAAATGTGTTTGACCGGCGGCGAGTTCGTCTTTGACTTTGGGCTTCGATACGTCGGACCACATTACCGGCGCGTGGCGTGATGTTGCGCCCATGTCTAGGGCGTCACCTACACAAAAAAGATAGTCAGGCTTGATATACCGCGCCATGATAAGTAGGGCTTCATGCGCCAGCGATAGAGGCTGCACGAGGCTTGTCCAATGGCAATCGGAAAAGGCCAAAGCCGTGGCGTTTTGGATTGCTGGCAAATGCGAAATCAATTCGCTTTTGGGCGACTGCGGCGCCTCCATTAGTGGCGTGTGAGCGAGGCTTTTTGGATGGTGCCGCACATCTGGCAGGCCAAGTAATGCCAGCGCCTCACTGTAACGTTTTCGCATTGTGGTTAAGGGAGTGCCGGTTTTTTTGGCCGCGATCTGAATTGCGCCATGCTCTTTGACCGCTTCATGCGCGCGAACAAGTTTTTCTTTAACCGCATCGTGCATTACACGCGCTCCGTCACTGTGAAGCTTCGCTCGTTCACATTGAACGAGGCCAATACCGTTCCGGCGTTTGTGCCCGGCTCGTTCAATCCGCCCCACAAGGCGCGGCGGTTGCGCTCGGCTAGGCCATCGGCAATGTCAGGGATCACAAGCCCATCGCCTGCCGCGCCAAGCTGGCGCACAAGTTCCCGGTGTTGTGTGCGGACCTCGTTATCGGAGAGAACCGGCAAGGTGAACCGCGCATATCGTGGATTGATTACTGCCGGGACTGGAAACTCTGCCCCGGTGAAGGCGTTGCGGTCGCGCCGATCAAGCATTAGCCGCCCCTCGTCAATTCCGTATGCGATGCTGCGCTCTGTTTTCCAAAGCTGCCCCGCCGCCAAGACGCCAATATCAGTGAAGGTCGCGGTCGGGTTTTCAATATCAATGCGAAGGATGCGCCCCACTGTCGGCGCCGGCAGTGTCAGGATCACATTGCCCTGGTTCGCCGCCTCCGCTTCCGCCGCGATGGTGCCGGTGTCGCCGGTGACCTGGCTGGCGACAAGGCTTGATCCGGTGGCGGTTAGTGCCACAAGTTGCGCGTTTGAAAGGCGGTCTGAATACGCGCGCAGGCGGCGCAGATATGTGATGGCTTCGCCCTGAATAATCGCCACGCGCGTCAGGTCAGGAAGGACGCCAGAGGTATCTGTTTCCGCCGCACCACCGTTTTGGGAATACGCCATGTCGTTCGCCGCATAGGCGACCGCCTGCAATGCAGCGGCGGGCAGAGAAATCAATCCACCAGTGAAATCTGCAACCGCGCTACCTGAATTGTTAATTAAACCATCCGTAGTATTCGGCGGCGCGATAAGGCGATTTCGAATAACGCTGGTTCCGCCATCGTCAATCTGGATGTTTGACCCTGCACTTACCACACCATCGCTGCGATGCGCTTCATGAAAACACTCAGTGAATAACGTCGCGCGGTCTGTGGCGCTGATGGCAATTGTTCCGCCATCCGCCTGCCGCGTAAGCGCCGTGCCTTCGGACAATATCGGGCTGGTTGGGAAAGTGCCGATTTCACATTGCGCCGCGTCCACCGCTATTACATCGCCGCTGGTGCCGATGCGAATACCAATCTGCGGATTGGTGATAGTTGCGAAAGGAATGGAAAAGCGCTGCCAGTCGCCAGTCAGCGTCACGGCGGTCCAATTCGTGCCGCCGTTTTGCGTGATTTCCACCGTGCCGGTGCCAGTGATGCGGCGCAGATAAAAGGACGTGATGCGCGCGGCACTTGCCGCCGTGATGCTTTGCAGCACCGTCGCGTTATTCGCCGTGGCGGTCAGCCGCGATGCGCTATTGGCAAGGCCGCGAAGGTCAACCACGTCGCGCGCGGCAGTGATATTGGTTTTCACCCAAGCCGCCTGCGTAAAATCCTGCGCCTGCAAGGCGGCATTGGTGCGGCTTGGTTCCAGCAGCAGGCCGCGCCGTTCGCCCGTGCCGGGCGCGTGGTCTATGCGCCACTCGCCAGCCGTGGCGATTTTCAGCAAGCCATCGCTGCCAAAATACGTCGCCTCACCCGCGCCGCCGCCACCGCCACGCGCGGCGGACCAGGCCGCCATGCTGGAAGGAACGGCCTGCATGAAATCCAGCGCCACCACCGGCGCGGCTTCCACCAGCGCCTCCTGAGAACCCACGCGCGCCCGCACGGTAGCGCCCGCGCCAAGCGTGGTGGAAATCAGCGCCACACAATCCACAGATCGCTCCGAATTGAAATCGGCATAGATTGTCGCGCTGGAAGCATTCAGCCGCGCGCGGCGGCGCGGTTGCGCGTCTTGCAGATTTTGCAGCGGCATGGTCGGCACATTGGCCTGATCACCGGCAGGCCCCAAAATGCCGCCGATGCCACCGCCGATGGATCCGCCGATGATAGGGCTGGAAAGGGAAGCGGCTGTGATCGCGTTATCGTATAGAAAAGCGCCTGGCATCAGCCTGCCCCCCAAAGTGTGATTTCCACCCGCCGCGCGCTCAGGTTTTCGCGCCAGCCCACCACTACGCCAATGAAGCCGTTTTGCAGGCCGAAGGCGGGATAGGTGACGCGGCCGATCTGCCCGATCTCGATCTGACCCAGGTAACGATCTGTCACCACCCGCACCATGCGCGGCCCGGCTTCCAGCACCGCGCGCCATTTATTCGCCCGCGCCAGCGCATCGGCTTCCAGGGCGTAGCTGGCCCGGAAGCTGATGTCGCGCTGCTGCGCCACCTGCGATGTGATGATGGCGCTTTCCGCCCGCGCAAAGCTGCCTTCCTGCGAAAGCCGCTGCCGATCCGCCGCCGATACCGCGCCCGCGATGTTGGACAGCGGCGCGTGGTTCCGATCCCACCGCACCGCCACCGCGCGCGGCAGGGGGCGAAGGCTGGCCGGCAACGGCAAGGGTTCACATTCCAGAATGGTGGCAGCCGTCACGTCAAACTGCGGCGCATCCGTCGCCAGCGGGTCCGCCAGGATCAAGCGCCCTGCCCTGCCCCCTGCCAGGATGGCGCCTGAGCCTGCCAGCATATCTTCCACCGCAGATAGCGCGCTGATGGACGTTGCGCCCTGGTAGAAGCCCACAATGCCCGGCAAATCCACCTCGGCAAAGGCCCAGGCGGTGCTATCAAATTCGCTGGCGCCGTAAGCGCCGCCAAGGCTTTCCAGCATCCGGCGCAGGATGGTGGGCAGCGTGTTTATGTAGATCGGCACCGCATCGCCGCGCAGATCGGCGGTTACGTCGCCATCCGGCGATGCGCCGAGTTGAAACAGGCCCTGCGCCGGATAATCGCGCGCCTGCCCAACGGTTGGCGTGCCGGTTGTGATGATGGTTTGCGCCACGCCGCGAATGCGGATGGCGTCATGCCCGGCGATGTCGCGCCAATGCGATTGATAAGTTGGCAGGCTGCCGGCGCCTAGGTTTACATTGCCCAGAAATACCGGCGCCACATTGAAAACCTGCCCAAGCGCCACCGGCTTGGGCTTTCCTTTCAAATCCGTGCCGCCTTCCGTGCCGCCGGTGCCCTGATAGAGCGTCGGCTGCAAGGGGGTGGATAGACGTTCCGTAATGTCATTCAGGGCCAGCCGCGCCGCGAAGGCGCCGGTGCGGTCCACCTGCCGCACAATGCCCGAAAACGGCACGGCAGCGCTGGCAAGGCTTGTGCCGAAATCGCTGGCGCTGGCATCGTTCACCGGAATTGAAAAAACCCAAGCCTGCCGGCCATCCGCAATGCCATACCGCGCCAGATCGGCGGCGAAGCCATCAGCATCAGCAATCGCGATTTCTGACACGGTTAGCGCCACCCTGCCGCCAACCGCCACCGCATCGGCGGCGGATTGCCCGATTTCAATATCGCCCAAAATGCGCGGTTCGAAAAACTCCAGCGCGGGCGTGTCAGTAGTGGCGGAGTAAAAACCAGCCGAGGCAAAGCGCAGCGCCGTGATGCTCTGCGGCGATATAAACGCATCCGGCAGGAAGGCCGGTGCCAGCATCCCCGGCGCGTCAAGCGCGATCATGCCGCCACCGCCTTTACCTGGATTTCCAGCGCCAGGATCACGGCGCGCGGCTGATCCCCGATGGTCAGCATGGGGCGAAAGGCAAGGCCCGCGTTTGACATGCTTTCCGCCAAGATGGCAGGCGCGTCCATGGCCGGGGCGTCATCACCGAACATCGCCCGCCCCTTTCAGCCGCACCGCCGCACCCCAGAACAGCCCTACCGCGCATCCCACAACTGCCACCGCAAACAAGGCGGCGTGTCCGCCCGCGATGGCTACGGCCAAGGCTGCGCCAGCCGTCACGAAAAGAGCATCCTGCACGCAATCCCGCGCATTGGCCCATGAAGGCGCGCTCAGAAAATCCGGCACTTCCTTTGCCAGCGCATAGCCAAGCGCCGCCGCCGCAAAAGCCTCGGCAGGCGAAAGCCAAAACAGGAAGCCCCCCGCCAAGGCCGCGCCGATCAGGGCATGGGCCATCTGCGCCGCGCACCAGAGAAACCAATGGTCACGCTGCGCCGATGGCGTATTGAGTTCGGCCAGGATAAGGCGGAGCGTTTTCATTAAACGCTAATCGCCGCCGCCGCGATGAACATCTGGTCAAGCTGCGCTTCGGTCAGGTTCAGTTGCGCCGCGATCGCCGCAATCAATGCGGACTGGCGCGGGAATACTGTCGTGTATTCCCAGGCCTGAAATTCCACGCCGCCCATGGCTTGAAGTGTGTCGTTCACGTCTTGAAACAGGCTGCGGCCTGGCGCGCTGCCCGGCATATTCATCAGCAGGGCGCGCGCCTGGAAGTTCGTCACCTCTTGCGGGACGGCTGGCGCTTCCGGGGGCGGCAGCGCCGCGATTTCTTCTGGCGTCAATTCGACTTCGATTGATTCGCCGGTAAGCACGTTCACTTCAATGCGTGTCGGGGTCATGATCAGAACTCCCACATGATGATAGCTGCGCCATTATCAAAAGTGTCTGTGCCGTTTACTGTGGTTATTCTCAGCCTGTCCAAAACGCCCGCAAGCGCTTTACGACCAGAAGTAAACAGAGCATATCCGCCTGCTGTGTTAGATGAAATAAACCCGTTTCCAACAAAGCTATTGTTGGTCACATTGAAAAGATCAAGCTGTAAGCTACCTGTAAAAAGCTGCGATGCCACCATACCGGATGAGTCGCTAAAGGCAAATCCAGTTGTATATGCCGAGTGCGACGCAAAATTACTTGATCCAGCGCGCGTTCCACCCACCGTGTATCCGGTTGCTTCAATGCCAGTGGAAATGCCAAGCTGAACCATAATCGGTGACGTGCCATTAGTTGAAACACGATCAAACAAAACGGTCACCCGCCGCACGCCAGCCGGAATGCCGGTGAAATCAATCGACACGCCGCTTGTGGTCGCCTGTTCCGTTCCGCGATTGATACCGACATTATTGCCGTCAATCGAAAAAGGCCCCACAACATCCACCGCCCCCGAGGCCGGCACCGTAACGCGCGCCGTGCCGCTGGTGCGAAGCGTGACAGTAGAACCACCCAAAAGCAAAGGCTGAAAGCTCGCTTCTGTCGGGTTTACGGCTTCCACATTCATGCCAGTGGCGGCCAGGGATTGCAGGCGCAGCGCGAAAGATGCGCCGGCAATCCGATGCAACGTCGCGCCATCCGACCCGGCCATTTGATACCGCCCGCCTTCCCAGCGCGCGACTTCCAAACCGCCAAGCGACACCGCCAAGATATTCGCGCCAGGCGTGTAAAGGCCAGTATCAGGATCACCCGTTGGCGTAATGGCAGGCAGCAGCGCAGTCCCCGCCGGCATCCGTATCGGGCCGGTGGATTGGACCTCGCCACTCACAGACAGGTTGCCGGTGACTATCGGCCCCATCATCACCGCCGCGCGCCAGGCGCTGGCCTCACGCAACACCTGGGCAGATTGCCCCGGCTGCAACACCAAAGTCGCCGCGCCGTTCACCAGTTCCGCACCGTTCGGATCAATCGTCAGTGCCGCCGTGCCGTTATTCAGGATCAGCCATCCCGCGCCGATCGGCGCAGTCGCAATCGCTGGCAGATTAAGCGTGGCAGCGCTGGCGCCGGTAAAAATCGCCGCATTGCCAAGGTCCGCAAGTGCCAGCGTGGCGGTCGCGGAAAATGACACCACTTCCCGCGCTGCCGGGGCGAATACGGCAAAGACATCCTTAGTGCCAGCAGGCAGGGCAACCAAGGCGCCCGCATTAGAAGACGCCAGCACCGTCGCGCGCGTCAAACTGCCGGGCGTGCCGCCATTGAAATCGCCCAGGCCAATCTCATACCCGGTGGACCAGGAAATGGCATACATGACGCGCCGCGATGATGCGCCGAAGGCAGCGGCGAAGCTACGCGCATTGGAAGCCGCGGCATTCAGCACAATCGTTCCGGTGCCTGCGGTATCGGTAGATTGTTTCGCGCGGTAAGCGGGAAGGGGCATGGGTTCCGTCCTTAAACAGTAGCGCGCGCCAACAGCGCTTCATTCTGCGCTGTCAATCGCCGCAGTTCGGTCAGCAGGCTATTCAAGACTTGCGTTTGCGCCTGGCCGGTGCCGATCACGGCCAATTCCAGCCGATCAGCGCCCGCCACCTGGGCTTCCAAAAGCGCGCCCAGATTGGCCGGATCAGTGCCCGGCGCAGCGGTGCGGAGCGTGCGGGAAACATCCGCCACCAATTCCGCAAAGCTGCCGGAAATGCCGAGAAACTCCCGCGCGACAGGCAGCGCAATCTGTGCCACGCGCGCAAACTCGGCCAATTCTTCTGGCGTCGCGCCGTCCAACAAAGGCTGCTGCGCCGCCGATAGGCTGGACAAGGCCGCGCCGTAGCGCGCTTCAAGCGGCAGGCCGCCCAAATCGCCAAGCGTCAGGCCTTCCAGCAAGCCTTGCGTAATGCCGCGCATCTGGTTGTCAAATTGGCGCATCACGGCCAGCCGTTCATCGGCGATGACCTGCTCCAATTCCACCACGCGGCGGCGGTATTCATCGCCGGTGCGCTCAAACCCAAGCGCGAAAAGCTGATCCCCGAAGGCGCGCAATTCCGCTTCCGCCCGAAGGTCAAATTGCGTCAGGTTCGCGCCGCGCGTATCGCCCGCCGCAATCATGCGGCGCGATGCAATGGTGCGGTCTATGATGTCCAGATCGCGGGCGCGGTCGGCTTCAAGCTTTGCGATGCGTTCCGCGCGCTGCGCTGCCAGATCAGCCTCAGACAAGCCCAAGTCGCGCGCCTTGGTTATGGCGTCATCGTAAGCCTTGGTTAAGGCTTCCATCGCCGCCGTGAAGGCGCTGGTTTGTTCCGCCGCGCGGGTCAGCGGATCATAAATTTGCGTGACAAAATCCGCCGCCTGAAAGGCTTGTTCCAGCGTGGAAGATTGCCGCCCCGCCAGCGTGGAGAAGGCGGTCATCTGATTGACATTACCGCTGCGAAGCTGAGCGATAAACGCCGCCTGCTGCAATTCGCGCGGCGATGATGACGCCTGCCCAAAGCCGACCGCGTGTTGCCCAGGCGCGGCAAAGGTCAGGCCGCGCGCCGCTGCCTGCTGGTTGATGGCGTCAAGCTGCTGTTGCACCGCCGCCGTGGCGCCGCCCTGATCCCAACGCTTGCCGGCGGCGTTTGTGATGTTCAGAAGGCCAGCGTCATTGACGCCCAGGAACACATCGCCGCCCGCGCGCGCAGCCATACCTTTGCGCGTCGGGCCGAACAGGCCGCCTGCCGTGCCGCCGACAAAACCGCCGATGATCGGGCCAAGCGGGCCTAGAACAGGAATAAGCGCAAAGCCGATAGCGGTGCCAATAGCCGCGCCAATCGCGCTGCCAGCTGTAGGATCAGCCGTGCCACGAATACCGCCGCTAATCGTGCCGCCCAGCATGCCAGCGCCGAAGCCTGCGGCGGCAGAACCAGCGACGGCGCCGATGCTCATGCCGGGGACACCTACTGCGGCTGGTGTAGCCGGCCCCATCATGCCGCCAGGCATAGCCGCAAGCGCGCTGTTTGTGGCGCTTGCTTGCGCTGCGGCCCCAAAGATCGGCTGCGCCAAAAAGCTACTGATGCCCGCACCAGCACCGCCCAGCCCGAGCATATTCATCAGGCTACCACCACCGCCCGCCATGCCAGAAATCGCCTGCCCTGCCTGCAATATCTGGCCCGCGCCAATACCGCCGCCGCCGCCTGCGCTTACACCGCCCGGCGCCATGCCACCGCCAAAGCCCAGCGCGCCCATGATCGGCGTCACGAAACTCGACACGATAGGCGTCACGATTGGCCGGATTACCGCCTCTGCCGCGATGCGCGCGAAAGTGCGGCGCACCATCTGCAACATGCTCTCCATCAGGCCGGCAAAGCCGCGCCCGGTATTGCTCCAAAGCGTAGCGAAGCTATCCGCCGAATACCGCACTATGTCATCGGTAATCTGCCGATTAAGGCGCTCGCGCTCCTGCAAGGCGCGTTCTTCAGCCTGCCGCGCTTCACGCATGGCAGGGCTTAATTGCGCGACAGCCCTGTTATAGCGTTCCTGAGATATTTGCCCGGCGCTCAAAGCCGCCGCCAAAGCGCGCACTTGCGCCTCGTATTTTTCATTTTCCGTTGCGGCGCTTTCCGCCAATGACACGCCCTGTTGCACAAGCCTTTGATTGTCGCGCTGGGCATCCGTCAAACGGTCAGTCGCATCGCGCGCCCTATCGCTGCGCTCGACAAGGCGCGACAAGGATGCATCGCGGTCGCGTTCGGCAATGGTGCGAAGGCGCGTTGCCTCTTCTTGATTGAGCGTGCCGCGCGCTGCCAATTCGTCAATCTGCCTTACACGCTCGGCATGTTCGGCGCGAATAGTGCGGTCCTTATCCAGCGCCTTGTAGAGTTCCTCTAGCCGCGCCTGATCCCTATTCCGCTGCGATTGAATGGCGCGCTGCCCGGCAGTGTATTCCTCCGCCTCGCCAGCCTGTTGCGCTTCACTCTCCAACTGGTTCCGTTGCGCGATGAACCTTTCAAGCTCCTGAATGGCGAGAACGCGCTCTTGCCTCAATGCGTCAAGATTGCGGCGCATAATGCCGCGTGTGCCCCCTGGCATGGCGCCACCAAGCGCGCCTTCAGCATTGGCAATCTGCTGATCCAGATTAGTCACGCGCTCACGGCTACGGTCATAACCGGATGTTGCCATTTCCAAAGGAGTGCCAAGGCCCAAAGTCTGGCGCCCCGCATTTACCGCCGCTGCCGCCGTTTGCGCCGCCCGCGCAATGCCCTGCGACAATCCAAGCGCGCGGTCCAAGTCCGCCGCAAAGCGCGTCATTGCCTCGCCAAGAATTGAAAATGACCGCGCCATAGTGACCGGCATTTTCTCAAACTCGACATTGATGGATTGACCCAAGCGCAACAATGCAGGGAAAACTACATCTGTGGTTAACTTGCCCTCGGAACCAAGCTTGCGAAGTTCGCCAACTCCTACGCCCAATTCGCGAGCCAATCCGGCAGCAAGCGGCGGCATGTTTTCCATAACTGAGCGTAGTTCATCGCCTTGAAATTTTCCGGATGCAAGAGCCTGGCCCAACTGCATTGTGGCAGATGCTGTTTCTTGTGTGCTAGTGCCCGCAACAATCCCCGCTTGCTGAATCGTCTGCACAAGGCTAAGGACTTGCGCCTGAGTGGCGCCGATGTCGCGCGCTGCGACAGCGAAACGTCCAAAAGCTCCGGCGCTTTCGGATACCGCAACGCCAGTCTTTTGCGACAACTCAAACAGGCTTTGATAAGCCTTTTCCGCCGCGCCGATTGATCCTGTCGCGGCCCCTAGGCGCGCCAAGGAAGCCGTCGCCTGATCCCCGGCGCGTGCTATGCCACTGCCCGCCGCAATGGCGCTGGCGCCAATCGCAGCAAGCGCAACAGCCACGCCGCCTGCGCCACTGGCGAAAGACATCAGCGTATTGCCAGCCGTGCCAAAATTCGCGCCAATCAAGCCAATGCTGCGAGCCGCCGCGCTTGAAGATGCGGAAAGGCTAGTCATAGCCGCGCCGCCGTTCTTGGCGAAATCTAGAGCAGCCTGATTATTGCGTTGTTCAAGCGCGATGCTGCGTTCTAGCCGCGCAATATAAACCTCGCGGTCGCGCGTTGCCTTTTGGATGAGTTCATTGGCTCGGGTTTGGTTTGGAACAAATTTTGTTCCGATTTCTGCATTGATCCTGGCGATACTTAATGCCAGTTGCTCATCCGCACGCGCCTTGGCAAGCGCCACTTTCGCGCTGGCGTCAATCTTTGTTACAAGTGTCGTAAAACTCTTTTCCGCCTTCTGCGCCTTAACCTCTGTGGCGTCCATAGCGGCGCCCATGTTTTTCAATTGATCTGTCGCCGCCTTTACGCCAGCGCTCATCTGATCCTGGAAACGAGTTCGATATGCGAGATCGACTTCTTCAGTGGTCGCCATGATAGACCCCCTTCAAGTCGCGCGCAGAATGACAGCCGGATAATTCATGGCGTCACCCTTATTGGAAAACTTTGGCTTACCAAACTTAACCGCCCGCCCGCGTGAATTAAAAAACTGCGGGCGCGAAACAAAGCCGCCTTTCATGGTGTATGGCGCGGGCGCCGGACCTTGCGGCAGTTCCACAAAAACATGACTGGCGCGAACATTTTTGTATTTCCGCTCTACTGCCAACTTGCAAAGATAGGTGAGCGTTGCCTTCGTGCCGCCGCGCGTCATTTCCAGCTTGCGGTGGTAAGGCTGGGGATTGACAATCATTACTTCAGCATCGCGGGGCATTTTTGCAAGATCACCGCGCCATAATTGCCAGTTCACAAAAATCACCCAACTCTTGCGATACCGCCCCGGCGATTTACTATCTGTGCCGACCGGAGAACGTCCGACAAGAAAGCCAAAAGCAAAAGCAGCCGCATCTCTTAAAGGGCTGAATTGATAAACGATAACGCCGCCAGGCTTTACCGTTTCAGGTGCTGCGCCTTTGCGGCCATCGACGATAGTGGTGTAATTTTTTGACGCGCGACCCTGCGCTTGACGCCGCGCAACATCTTTGCGCGCGAAACGCGCCAATGCGGCAGACTGCGCCGCGCCAGACAGGTTCTTATCAATAAAGACATCAATCTGGCGCGCGTAGGACATTACTTGGCAGCCTTCACCTTTTCCGCATGGACAGCAAAAAACTCCGCATCGATGATGCGAAGCCCATCTAGCAGTAATTCACGGTCAGCGCCATAAATGCCCCGATGGTCGGCCCATGCCAGCGCGGCGCGAAATGGCGTCTCGCTTGGCATCATTGGCCCCATGCCGGCGGCAATCCAAGGTCGCTCACTTGAAAGCCCCTGCCACGCGGTCCAAAGCCAAAGCAGATCAGCGCCGAGGGTAGGTTGCGCTTCGCCATCGCCAAGCGCTTCGGCTACGCTTGCAGCGCGGCTCCATCGGAATTGATAGGCCGCGAAGGTGCGGAGTTTCCCAAGGCTTCCTCGCGGTCAGATGCGCGACGCTCAGTGGCCAGCGCAACCGCCTCACGCGCCATGTCCAGCAACGGGCGGAAGCGCTCGGTAAGCGCCATCTCGCGGTATTCCTGAATTGAGATAGGCCCCTTGTCGCCTTCCAGGTTCTTGACGCCAAGGACCAATCGCGAAAGCACAAGTTCATCTTGCGCGCGCTGCACCATGGAAGGCGGCAAGCCATCAAAGCCCTGCTTATTATTCTTGATCACGCCTTCTTCTTTGGCGCGGCGCAGCAGCTTGCGGTAAGCGGCGCTTTCGGCGTCAAAGAAGGCGGCATCCTTCGCCTTCACCAGCAATTCAATGTCAAGCGTTTCGTCTGGCCTGATCCAGACGCCATCGGTAAGCGCTTCAACGTCGCGCTCGAGCATGTTCAGCTTAGTAGCCATGTTTGGTTAACCTTTTGCGGGATTGGCGGGTTGCGGGATGGTAGGGGCGCCCAACGACCCGCCGTGCCGGGCGCCCCTGCTCCGCGCGGGAGCATCGCGGCAGTTACGCCGCGATCTTGTTAGGCGGCGAAACGATCAATCTGAATGGCTGGCAGTGCGAGATCATTGCCGCCTTCAATGTCGAAACGCGCCAGAATGGCTTGGTTTGGCCCGCCAACCTGAATGTTCGGGTTCATCAGATTGGCGCCAGGCAGCGTGAAAATATAGCTATTGCCGGCAGGGTCACGCTTGCGCCAAGACACGCGCGAGCGCGTCTCGGCTTTGAAAAGCGCGTATTCCGTCAGGCTCTTGAAATAAAGCTCAATCTGCCCGGCCACTTGCACCTGGCCCCACCGCGCGCCCTGAGCGGCGGCGCTGCCCATCCCGTAATCCATGCCAGCGCCTTCGCGGGAGACCGTCAAAGACACGGAATTGACGGCGGCGGTAAGCGCCGTGTCATCAATTTGAACGCCACCAAAGGCGGCCACGCTGTCAAAAAATCCGCCCGTGGGTGCCGCGTTCACCGTGCCGTTACCAGCGGCGGCAATCGCGCTCACTTCATCACGCGCCACCATGTTTAGGCTGCCAGTAAAAAATTGGCCGGTGCCGCCGGATAGCGAAAGCGAGCCCACCATGGCGCCAGCGTAGCGCAACCAAAGCGCAGCGGCAAAGCGATTTTGTAGGTGGTAGCTTTTCACCAGGTCGCCATTGCGAAGCATCCCGGCATTGCGGACAGAAGCCGCCGTGCCAGCCGGGGTTTCGGTGCTTGCGATAAGGCGCCCGGCAAGAATGAGGCTTGTGTTGCTGCTTTTCGTGGCAATGCGATAATAGCCATTGTTCGCACCGCTGCCAGCCGTAAAGCCGCGCAATTCAATCCACTGGCCCTCGACCAAGTTTTGAAACTTGTTGGAGGTGGTGGATGAGAGAACATTCGTGCCGGTGGTCACGGTAATGTCAGCCCCAACGCCAGCGATGGTTTGCGCCGTCGTCCAATCGCCACCAAGCGCGCCCGCAAAAAAATCATCAAACGTGCCATAGGACAGGTTGAAATTGATAGCGCCGCTGGCCTGTTCGCTTTGTGTAACGGCTGGCGACACGCGGCGGCTGCCCGTGATTTCATTCGGACGAGTGCGCGCCTTGCTGCCCGATAGGCTTTCGCTGGTGATGCGAAGCGCGGTGAAGGCGCTCGCTGGCGCCGTGCCCCATGCGCTCTCCGGCACATAGGATAGCGTCGTTTCAGTCGTTTCAATGCCGGCCTGATAGCCGGTGACAGAACCGCTCATGATAAATTCCTTTTCAGGTTCTGCGGCTAGGCCGCGTGATAGCCTGCGTTATGCAGGCCGGTCGGTGTAAACCCACTCAATCGTGACAGTGAGGACCCACCATTTGCCATCCTCGGACGGAACGCCCGAGCCGACGCTTGCACGGCGATAGACGGTGTAACCCACCACGCCGCGATAGATGTTTGCTATGTCTTTGGCGATCTGGCGCGCATCTGCGCTGCCCGTGCCAAGCGGCACAATGACATGCACGATAAACGTCCCGCGTTCTTCCCACGCGCCGTTGCCGAGTTCGATTGGCTCCAGAATGTCGCCATCGGCTTCCACCGAAAGCCAAGGCGCCAGGTCAGGCGTGGTGAACGCCTCATTCGGCCACTCAATAGGATATGGCAGCGCGGCGGATACAAGCCGATCACGCGCATCAGTCCAAGGTGTTGGGGTCATCCGCCACGCACCCAAAGTTCATAGGAAGTCAGGTTATCGCTGGTCATGCGCGCATGGGCGCCAAGGACTGCCCAGCTTCGCCCGTCTATCAGCACAAAATCGCCTTTGACCGGCGCCAAGTTTGAAAGCGGTTCAGCGTCAATAATCAGCCGCGCATCGCCGTTCATCACGCCGCCTGCGATTTCCTCTGGCGAAAACTGCCGAAGGTAGCCGTTCGCCGTCGCCTCGGTGAACGTGCTTCCGGTGCCGATGCGCCGCCTAAGCGTCACGGGACGCCCGAACCGTTCCAAGATGCGCGGCACGGCATTGACGATGCTCATGCGCTCATTTTCCGCCACGGCTGCAAGAGCGTGATGGCCTGCGCTGGCAGCGCGTCCGAGTTTGAGCGAGGGTCGAGATAAGATACCGTGCCCACGCCATCGGCGCTCTCGCTGCGAATGTGCGGATCACGGCCCCGGCTGGAATGGATGGCCTGCAAGACGATAAGGCAGGCACGTTCAATGTCTTGCGGCAGATCGGTCAAGAGCGTGTAGCCTGCCGCATAGGTGACCTGCACCACCGCCGCGCGCCATTGAATGCGATAGTCGCCCGAGAGGCGGTAAAGCAGGGAGCCGTCGAGTTCGTAGTCAGTCGCGGCAAGCGTGGTGCCATCTTCAATGACTGACGTGATGGCCGGTGCAATGTCCCGGTCGAGAATGATGCACGGCAGATCAACGCTGCGCTCCGTCTGCCGCACGGTTGCGCGACCAAAGCCTTCCGGTCGCCCGCAATACCGCGCGCATACGTCCGACGCCTGGCCGATGAGTTCCTGCAAGCCCGTGGTCGCGTCCGAGATTGCCAATTCGCGCGCCGCCGTGGCCAGCACAGTCAGCATGTTCGTGGCGGGCGGGGTTGTGACGATGATCATGCGCGCCTCAATCGAAATCGGTTCTTGGTATGGCGCCGGTAAGCGCGCCGCGCGACGCGGCTGGCGTGAAAGCGCCGCGCGGCATGGCATAAACTCGAACCCGAGTGGTTCCGGGCGTGAAGGTCGCCACGCTGGTTAGCGTGACGCTAGGCCCTTGCGCGCCGACGCTGGCCGCACCAGGCAGGATTGCCGCCGCTGCCTGCCACACAGCGCCCGCCGCCGTTGCAGACGCGCCACCGATTGCCGCGCCTGGATCGAAAACCGATCCGGCAGAGAGAATAAAGCCTTGTGCGATGCCCTGGCCAATCGCAGAGCCGGGAGAGAAAGAAACGGTAGCCGAAAGCGTAACGCCGTTTGCCATCGGCGCAGTTGAAGCGCCGCCCGCGATAAGCGAGGCAGTTGCCGAAAGCGTGACGCCGCCTGATACAGCCGCCCCGGTAGCAGCGCCCGCGATAAGCGAAGCGGTTGCGGTTATCGCAACACCAGCAACGGTTGCAGCGCCAGTAGCAGCGCCAGCATTCAAAGACGCGGTGGCGGATAGTGTGACGCCCGGCGCGCTTACAACGGTGCCAGCGCTTGCCGTGCCCGCGATAAATGACGCGGTGACAGATAGCGTTTGGCCGCCTGCCAGAGCCGCGCCAGAGGCTGCGCCAGCGATTAGGCTGGCATTGGCGGTAAGCGTCCCTCCATCGGCTTGAGCGGCGCCCGTAGCCTGCCCGGCGATAAGGCTGGCATTGGCCGTAAGCGTTGCGCCCAGTGCTGTAGCTGCGCCGCCAGCAAGAGAGGCGATGCGCGGGACACGAACGCGCAAGGCCATATCAGTCTCCGATCAGCGGCGGACGGTTCTTGAACGGGTGCGCGGCGGGCAGGTCGCTTCGCAGACCCCACTTCCAGGCCAGATAGCCCTCAATGACTTGCCGGTTCGCTGGCAGGTTATTCTCAAACACCAAATACTCGGCAATCTCTGTGCCGTTAGGCGTAAAAAACGAAAAAGACGCAAGGCCGAGTGCGCTGATTGAAAAACTGTCTGTCGGCGACGTGTTGCCTGCTGTCAGGAAAGCTCCTGCTGTTAAATCCTGCGTTCCGTTCGTCCAGTGGTTAGCCTGACCGGCAGCCCAATTAAAATGCGCCGTCTGAATGATAAATCTGTCTTGGACAGACGCTCGTGTTGTCGAGGTGGTAAACTGCCGAAAGCCGTCGGTATCTAACCGCCTGCCACTGATGGCTAGGGTATTTGTGCCGTTGGTCGGAAACGCGGTGATATTGGCTCTGGTCGCGCCTGAGCCCGTTCCGAATAAGACTACAGGGTGTCCGGTCGTCGCATCTGCTGCGGTAGGCCACCTGACGACAAGGAAAATCCAGCCTTGTCCCACATTGTTGAAAATCGGGACACTCGAACGGGACAAAGTGTCTGCGGACACATTACGGATAATTGAGAGCCCGTTCTGCTGATTTGCAACAAAAAGCGGCTGATCGCCGCCAGTCGCCTGCGACAGATGCAGGCCCCTTCCGCTCTTGTCACGCCACTCGCTAACGCCCGTGGCGTTGCTTATGGTCGCAATATCTGCAGCATCGAACCAAAGGCGCGGCCTAACTGTATCAGGCGTCCACAGCCGCCCCTGCAACCGCGCCTCGTCCAGCGGCGAAACCCCGCGCGGCATTAGGTCACATCTTCATTATACGGGCGAACGTAAAGCTCATTCCCGCTTGCCGCCGTGCTGACGCCCGCGTTGTTCACGATTTGCAGGCGGCAGGGAAAGGGGTAAAGCCGCACCATTGGGAACGTCACC